TAAGACTCCTGTTAATCTAATTTCTACTTTTTTACTTAAATCACCATTTTCATAACCATAGTAAAATTCATTTGACCTTAAATCATCAGAAGTAGATATATCATCAACAATATTTTCACAACCAAAGAATTGATTGACTGATTTGTCACTATAATAGATATTTGTGCTTATACCAGATACTAAAGTTCCTGTTTGAGCAAATCCAACAGTAGAATCTACAGTTATTACTGAGGAACCTGCAGACACATTGCCAATTACTTTTGTTTTACCAGTTATATTAAATGTTCCTTCAATAAGGTCAACATCATTAAAACCAACGAATAAACCTATTTTGTAATATACTTTTCCCTTTCTCGTTAATGGTTCTACTTCAGATATTGATGCTCTAGTTGCACTATCATTTGATTTTATGATAGTTTGTCCAACTAAATTAGATGGATTTCCAGATAACGCCTCTGCCAGTACTATTTCTCTTCTAATATACTCTGCTGAAGATGGTTTTATTAAATATTGTTCTAAATCTACAATAGTTGGAGTTGTATTGTATAAAACATTGAATAAAATTCTAAATGACTCTTCTGTACCTTTTGATTGATATAATGATTTTGAGTTTTTAATAAAATTACTTACATCTAGATTATTGACAAAATTTACATTTTCTAAACCAGGTGTAAGTAATTTTTTTGTCTTTTTGTAAAACTCTTTAAGAAAAAGCGCACTTAAATTAACTACAGTTGCATCGTTATCATGATTAATTGCAGATGAATCTGTAAATACCAATTCTGTTGGATTATTTTCTGTATGATAAGATGTAATACCACTAAAACCACGAATACAACCTGTAAAACTATTGGTTGTGAGTCCAGTATATGTTACGACTTCATTTTCAATCTTAAAAAGACCATATTCATTTGGAAATCCTTTAGTGCTAGTAACATTTACTGTAGTATTTGTTGTAGTAATACCGCTTGTTAACTTAGTCTCTCCAACAACAACTTCAGGAGTTAAATTATCTAATTTTACATATTGATCTAAATTATCAGTAAGGTCAATTACACCTCCCTGATGTTCTTGAGAAATATAGTACTGCTTTAAAAAATCTACTGCCTTTGGACTCTCAGATAAGAAAAACTCTGGAATTTGGTTTTCAATTATCTGTTGGATTTTGACTCTCTTATCAATTCCAGTGGTTATCATGCTATCCTCTTACCAGTGCTCCATTTGCATAACTTGATGTAATCTTATATCCGACACCCGATATCTGTTCACCAGAAGTGATTGTGTCCTTAATCATATTTATAGAGCTATCACCAACGGAAAAACTTAAATATAAGTCCTTTAAACCAATAACATCGTTTGATTCTGGAAATGCTTGAATTTCTATAATATTGTTTGGTCTTTGAGTTGATGTTATGTTTACAGTTGAAATAATCACTTCACCATGATCATAATCAACAATTCCAGCAGATGCTACAACTAATTGATTTTGAGATAATTCAGTATCCCCTTTAACAATAGCTAAAATACCTCTACCACTTCCATCTAGAGTACCATCACTATTCTTATTAGGTATATCAGTAAAATAAACTGTGTCGTTTTGACCTTGGATTGTAAATCCAGTGCTTTTAATATTTTTACCCTCTGGATTAATGTGGAATTTATTTCCATAACATAATTCATATTGAGCAAATGTATTAGTCAATGCTTTAAGGTTTCTTCTAATTCTTACCCTTGTAATATTTGAAGTAATCGCATCATCTATATTGTCAATTACATTTAATATCTTACTATATTTAAATCTTCCACCAAATTTGTTAATATCAGTTGATGAACCGTATGTAAGTAGACCATTTGTAATTTTTGTCTTCAACTCAGATACTGTTGTGACCTTTGATGGGTCATAATATACAAATGAATCTAATTCAACATACAATAATTTTAAATCAAGTAGTTTTTGGTTTATACCCGCTAATGCATAACTTTTTAAATTAGATAAAATTGAATTTTTATCAAAATCAGATACAAATTCACCATTTTTTGGTTTTATTGTGATAAACACTGTTCCAAACTCAGGTGGATCAAGTTCTTCTCCACCTACAACCGATACTGATTCAGTATTTGGATATATTTGTTGTATTATAGACTCGTAATCCCTTGCTGTAACTGCTCTATACTGCGATGAATATAGTCTAGGTGCAAAGTACTTAATTGAACTAATTGACTCAATTTCACCCCCATTAGCTGCCGCTGAGACTGTTGCGACAATAGGTGTGGTTGTTGGTAATTGTATTTGATTAGATGATGATGTAATACTACCCGAATATTGGAAAGATGTAGGACCATTTCCTTCAATACCATCTGTAGTAATATAAGAAACAGTAATTATTGCATCGTTTTCTAGTTTTTTACCAAATACTCCATCACCAAATAATAATTCATACCTTTCATCAGTTGTTTCTTGGATTAAATATGTCTCTGATGTATCACTAATGTTTAAAATATTATCTACTTTACGATATTCTCTACCTAAACCAGTATCAGCTGCACCTTTTACATAAACTTTAATAGTTGAGGTGTCAATAAATGAATTTTCAAGTATAAATCGTTGATCTAATGATCCATCAACTACAAAACTCTTCGATAAGTAAGTTCCTTGATATATGACTATGTTACTAAAAACTGCAGTACTGCTTATTATATTACCATTTGCATTAGTTTGCTGTGTTGTTACAGTTGTAATTGATTCTGGAATAGAAAATACATACGAACTATCATTTGATGTTCCTACACAAACCAAACCTGGTTGAAGAGTGAGTGTAGGTGTATTTGTAGCAGTTGTAATATTAAAAGAAACTGTCGCTTGAGCAGCAGTTCTTGATCTTGGCACATATCCAATGTTTCTTGCAAGAGAAACAACGTTTTCACGCAATGTAGCAGAGTCTAAGAATGACTCATTTACAATCATATTAGAGTTAAACGCTGTAATATACGTATTATATGCTAAAGTATCAATTAAAACAGAAAAATTTGATCCTTCAAAGTCAAAATCTGTAAAATCCGAGTTTGCACGGAGATAATCTTTAATTGAAGTCTTGATTTGATCAAAATCTAGATTAGTAAACTTAGTAAAAGGCATTTATCTTGTTGCTTCGAGCATGAATGTGAATTCTTGTGTAGGAACGTCTTGTCCAATAATAGTAAAGAACACCGTAACCTCAAATTCATTCAAATCTGGTTTTGGATTTACCTCAACTACTACATTATCTATTCTAGGTTCAAAGTTTTCAAGTGTAATTTGAATTTGGTTCTGTATTACGGACGCAGTACCAAAATCAACAAAGTCAAATAGGCTATCACGAACCTCAGATCCCAATGCAGAGTTAAAAAACCTCTCAGTTGGGATTGTTTGTACTAAATTTCTTACAGATTTCTTAATTGCGTTCTCATTTTTAAGAATTGTAAGGTCTTTTGTGACAGGATGAGGGGTAAAAGACAAGTTAATGTCTTTAAATGCTCTTGATATCCGTTTTATTGCCATGTAAACAGGTGTTTCCTGTTTTATTTATGACACTTTTTTTGTAAATGTTATTATTTATCCTAATTCTGGTTCAAATGGCTTTCTTTCATCAATATTTTTCCTTTCTTTTGCTGTTTTCCAGAAATAATTCTCTTCTGAACCTAATCCATCACGGTCATGACCGTTTTCAACCTGATAATATACAGTTGAAACCTTAAAATCAGGTACTTTTGGTGTTTCGGGTGTGATACTATTGTCATATATCCTCATTCTGTTGTTTGGATAGAGACAAAACTGCCCATTATCCAATTCTAAGAGGTTATGAGACTTATGTTCGGCAGGTTGCTCACTTGTAGAGTAGTCAATTGAGTCTACATCTTGATGGTAATTATCTAAAGTACAAATATAAGTGCCTGTTTGCGTTCCATAGTCTCTTGTCATCACCTCATAGTGCATTGAACCAACAAATTGCTTCTGAACTGCAACGACTCCATAGTCCATACAGTTCCAAAACTGCAAATTATGTAGTTCCATATCAGGAGTTGGTGTCTCAGGGTCGG